CATATAGATAGTACCTTATAGATAGTACCATATAGATAGTACCTTATAGATAGTACCATATAGATAGTACCTTATAGATAGTACCATATAGATAGTACCTTATCTGGCATACTCTAATCCAGCATTTCCATTTTTTATGGTTAATATATTTATTCTTTCTTCCATTATAACCAAATTGTATGTATATTCATAAATACCCCAGGCGGGCATTTGTGTTCCTACAACAGTACCGTCAGGTGCACAAATACTCCAGAACTGTGCCGTTGGGTCTAAGGTTGGCTGTATAGTGGTAACTTCGAATTCTATTGAGGAGAACATGCTAGTATTTAGGGCACCACTTGGCTGAAAATCAAATGGATTATTGTTTACCGAGAATGAATAACAGTATAATCCATCTGGAGCATTACCTGACGTTCTAGTATATTTTTCTATATAATTTAATACCCCCGGCTGTTGTTCATTTTCTCTATATTTACCGTCCAATAATAATCCCCAGGTTGTCATAATCTCCTTCGCATTTTGTGGACGAAAATACCCGGTAGTATATAGGTTTGTTTGAGAGCCCTCTCCAGGATATATTTTTTTTCCTTCCACAGTCATGATATTCGAGCAATTATTGCTTGTGGCTGGTTGTGCTGGGTAGGGTTTGACGCCGTATGGCCAATTCGTATAGTTTGACCATTCATTTCGCATAGCAATATCATTTCGTTGCAAATACCACATCCAACTTGAAACCATTCCTAAACTTTTTAAATCTAATTTCTTAGTTCCGACGACATTTTCAAAGGTAGTGGTATATGCCTGATTGACGATGTATTGCTGGTCCTTTAATGCGAATAGATTTTTTTCGGTTTCCGTGAGAAAAGCATAGGTAGATATTAAATGTATATCTGCATTCCAGTTGGTTCTTCTATCCGTATAGATCGAATCATCGTCTATATTAATCAATGGAGGTGGTTGTAAAAATCTATACATCCCGTATAGAGCGTTATTGAAATTAGGTTGTATGGTATTTTGCACAAATACCACATTGTCTTCAGTAATAATCTCGTTAACTGTAAATAATTCCTGTACGGGTCTTATGGTTACTTCAATGTTTAATTCTGCATATTGTAGAGAAGTCAAAGGAAATCCCATTTTAGACGCCAAAGTAAACCAGATATTTAATGGAACATATATTTGTCTCCCTCTTATGGACGGTTCACTATTAACCTTATTATATATATCGGTGAATTCCGGATCTGTCGTATCGTTGCCCACAAAGGTGGATGGATACCCACCTTGCTCTACTTCGGGGGCATTTAAATCGTTCACGTTGCCCGTCATTTTATAATATAAATCTTTCTTACCCTCGACGAATCCTCTTTCAACGAGATTATATAGATATTGGCCAGTAAATTCTTGTATCACCTGCCCACCCACAGTAAATCGAACACTTTCTATCATTTGTGTGCCAATATTTTTAATCCATTTGAATTCGTACGGTTGCCACATACGTGTAGCATACTCAGGGTCTGACGTACTACTAGTACCATCCGTAACGGGATACACAGGGCTCCATATATGGGGCAAATTTAATACTAAAAAGGTATCCATTAAGATATCCCCATATCGCTTTACGCCGAAATTAAATACTGATGACCTCGTCATGTGTAAGGTCCTTAGTCCATCAAAATCTAAACGAAATTTTTGCATTCCAAAATTAGTATATTTCGCATAAGTGGATTTAAAAAAAGTTTTACTTGGATTTCCGTTAAGTATTATATTTTGATTTCCATATGCTTTAATATTCATTAATCCGCCTGCCATTATATAGAATATATATAGAATATATATAATGTTTAACATGTTTATTAGTATACATGTTTATTAGTATACATGTTTATTAGTATACATGTTTATTAGTATACATGTTTATTAGTATACATGTTTATTAGTATACATGTTTATTAGTATGCATAAATATGCATAAATTATTATAATAAAAAAAGTGTATAATATAATGAGCGATACTAGTTCTAAAGTCGTGTCTATAGTCGTAAGTAAAGCAAATAGGGCAAAATACTCTATATTAGTTATATGTGGACTAATTATATTTATAGTAATTTATTGGAGTTATAACAAACTTACTCTAGACAATGCTAATTGCACCAACATGGATAATTTATATTCTGATTTTGCTATGATACATAGTATTAATTCTACCAACGAAGAATATGGCTATAATCTTAGAGATTATTATGTTAAAACAGCATATAATGCTTGTTCTGCGGGGCAATATAAAAACGATTTTGTAAATATATGTGCATTGAAAAACGTTATTAAGCAGGGTGCTCGTTGTATTGATTTCGAAGTTTATTCATTAGATAATGTCCCAGTTATATCAACCTCGTCTGTAAATGATTATTCTATAAAAGAAACATATAATAGTGTTCCAGTTAGTGATGCCCTGAACGTAATACGTAATTACGCCTTTTCTGGCAGTACTTGTCCGAATCCAGCGGATCCACTCATTATACACCTACGCATAATGAGCAAAAACGTAGAAATTTATGATTCCATTGCGTCTAGTCTCGAACTATCCTTATCTGATAGATTAATGGGTCCCAAATATAGTTATGAAAATAATGGTAAAAATATTGGTTCTGAACCAATTATTTCTCTAATGGGGAAAGTACTATTAATAGTTGATAAATCGAATCCCTTGTTTGCACAAACAACTTTAGATGAGTATGTAAACATAGCATCTAACTCTATTTTTATGCGGGCACTCAGATATACTAATGGTGTTAAATACTCCCCAGACATGACCGAATTAATTGAATATAATAAAAAGAATATGTCTATAGTAGTGCCTGATTTTTCAGGCACTAACACCAATTATGCTGCATCCTTGTCTATAAAATGTGGGTGCCAGTTTAATGCCATGTCTTTTCAGAATTTTGATACAAATATGGAGCACTATGATCTTTTCTTTGACTCAACCGGTTCCGCGTTTGTATTGAAACCATTGCCGCTTAGATTTATCCCTATTACTGTGGATGCTCCTCCACCACCGAATCCAGCACATTCGTATGAGGATAGAACTACTACTACGGACTTTTATACGATTACTATTTAATAAGACTTGATCTATTTTTACAAATAACAATATTTATATATTTATATTTATATATATAAATGAGTGCCTACGAAGAGAAAGAATTGGCTATAATACGAGCGGCAGTAGATAAGGCTGAAAATAAAGCAGGTAAACGATTAATTAACTCAGACGACGTGCAAAAAATCATACTAATAGTTGAGCAGTTTATCATATCAAAAAAATTAGTGTGTTATGGAGGAACAGCTATTAACAATATTTTACCTGAAGAAGACAGATTTTACAATAAGGAGGTTGAAATGCCTGATTACGACTTTTTCAGTCCAAATTCCATGACGGATGCAAAAGACCTAGCGGATATTTATTATAAGGCTGGATATAGTGAAGTAGAAGCCAAGGCGGGCATGCACCACGGGACATATAAGGTCTTTGTTAATTTTATGCCCATAGCAGATATTACATATATGCCCCAAGAATTATTCAAGGTAGTTAAAAAAAATTCTATAACGGTAACTAATATTATGTATGCCCCGCCGGATTATCTTAGAATGTCCATGTATCTTGAATTATCTAGACCAAAGGGAGATGTGAGTCGATGGGAGAAGGTTTTGAAGAGGCTTATATTACTTAATAAAAATTATCCGATGAAAAATCCCAAATGCAAATTTATTAATTTTATGAGAGGGTTCACTGGAAAGGCTGCCGATGCGGAGAGTATATATGATATTGTTAAAAATTCCATAATTGACCAAGAATTGGTATTTTTCGGCGGATATGCAAATGAATTATATAGCAAATATATGCCCCAACATAATAAGAAGAAAATACAAAATAATCCTGATTTTGATGCATTATCTACTATGCCTGAAAAATCAGCATTAATTATTAAAGACAAACTTATAGCGGCCGGTCATATAAATACTCACATTAATAAGAGAAAAGGCGTGGGGGAGATCATCGCACCTCATTATGAAATAGTAGTGGATAAGGACACCGTTGCATTTATATATGAACCACTGGCGTGTCATAGTTTTAATGAAATAACCATAAATAAAAAAAAAATAAAGGTCGCGA